TTTACTAGGACCAACAATCAAATGAAACCTATTGTAGAGTATATGATGTCTCTGGGACATAGGTTTGAATGTAAATATAATCCTTTACTTCCTAATGACTTAGTACAAGCAATTAGTATCTGGAATCGTTTAAACAAAGGTGCCAGTGTTTCAGGTGCAGAAGCACAACAGGTCTATGAATATTTAACCGTTAAAGATGAGCAAGTGAAATATAAATTCTCTGGAGGCAAGTCTCTGGACGGAGTGGATACCGTAGACATCGATGAGTTGATGCTGAACCACGGACTTCTAGTGACGGGCAGCTGGGAACTATTGAATGTAACCGAAGAACAAAAATTACATATCCAGGAACTAGTGGCGAGCAGCGAGGATCTAAGTAAAAAAGCTAGAATTAAAATTGCAACCATTCATAGTGTAAAAGGAGAAGAGTGTGACAATGTTATTTTATTTACAGATTTAGAAAAAATTATCTACGACTCGGCTTTACGAGATAAAGACACAGAACACCGATTGTTTTTTGTGGGAGTAACTAGAGCCAAAGAACGATTGTACATCATGAGTCATGATTACGATTACCAATACAACATAGGAGAAGAAATCATATGACTACTAGACAAGACATGGAACGTTTGTTTCCTACTAAGAGACAAGAGGGAGGAGATCATTACTCTAAACATAAAATACAACCATACACTTTTATACAGACCAATGGCTTGAGTTTTTTTCAAGGAAATGTTATCAAGTACGTAGTACGTTATAAAGATAAAAATGGTATTGAAGATCTTAAAAAATTATTCATTACTGTGAATTAGAAATAGAAAATATAAGCAAATGAATTTTGCTTTATTAGTAACTATAGTGGTGTTGATGTATTATGTTATTTGAAGCAGCGACCGAATGGAATTGTCCGGAAACGTTTCCTGATCTAAGTAAAGCAAAGTATATTGCGATTGACTTAGAGACTAGGGATCCTGATTTAAAACTAGAGGATCCGGTGCTGTCATTGGTAACGGAGAAGTAATTGGTATTGCCGTAGCCATTGAAGGCTGGTCTGGATACTATCCTATTGCACATAGAGAAGGTAACTTAGATAAACGAATTGTATTAGATTGGTTCAAAGAAGTATGTGCAACCGATGGAGTAAAAATATTTCACAATGCTATGTACGATGTTTGTTGGATTCGTGCCCTAGGTATTCCTATTAATGGTCACCTAGTAGATACGATGGTGATGGCTTCTTTGATTGATGAAAATAGATTTTCTTATACCTTAAATAGTATTGGTTATGATTATTTAAGAGAAGTCAAAGATGAAAAAGGTTTAAAACTAGCGGCCGAACAAGCAGGCGTGGATGCTAAATCAGAAATGTACAAACTTCCGGCAATGTATGTGGGAGCCTATGCAGAAAAAGATGCTGAACTAACTTTACAATTATTTAAAACATTATCCGTAGAAATTAATAAACAAAACTTAACCGAAGTATTTGATTTAGAAACTAGATTGTTTCCTTGTTTGATTGATATGAAATTTAAAGGCGTTCGTGTGGACAATGAAAAAGCGCATGTACTGAAAAAAACATTAGTTTCAAAAGAACAAACCTTATTGTTAGACATAAAAAGAGAAACCGGAATAGAACCACAAATATGGGCAGCAAGAAGTATTGCAACCGTGTTTGATAAACTTGGTTTAACTTATGAACGAACGGCAAAATCAAATGCTCCTTCTTTTACTAAGAATTATTTGTCTACCCATCAACATCCTTTAGTACAGAAGATAGCAAAAGCCAGAGAAATCAACAAAGCTCACACTACGTTTATTGATACGATTTTAAAACATTCTCATAAAGGAAGAATTCATGCGGATATTAACCCTATTCGTTCTGATCAAGGAGGAACCGTTACCGGTAGATTTAGTTATTCTAATCCTAACTTACAACAAATTCCTGCTAGAAATAAAGATCTAGGTCCTATGATTCGTGGATTATTTATTCCAGAAGAAAATCATTTGTGGGGTTGTTTTGATTACTCTCAACAAGAACCAAGATTAGTGGTACACTATGCAGCTTCTACTGAACCGATTTGTTTTGATGAATCCGTTACTAAAATTGTGGCTCAGTTTAAAGATAACTCCGTAGACTTTCACCAAACCGTGGCAGACATGGCAGGCATTTCTAGATCTCAAGCTAAGACTATTAACTTAGGATTGTTTTATGGAATGGGTAAAGCAAAATTACAAGCAGAACTAGGATTAAGTACCAAACAAGAAGCAGAACAATTATTTAATCAATATCACCAGAACGTTCCGTTTGTAAAAGATTTAATGAATCGAACTTCTTCTCATGCGCAAGGATCCGGATCTATTGGAACCTTACTAGGACGACGATGTCGTTTTAATAAATGGGAACCGGATACTTTTGGTATGCACACTCCTATGACTTATGAAGAAGCAGAACTAACGTATGGACGTAGACGAATTAAAAGAGCCATGACTTACAAAGCGTTAAACAAATTGATACAAGGAAGTGCAGCCGACATGACTAAAAAAGCTATGTTAGATCTTTATGAAGAAGGTATTATACCACATATTCAAATACATGATGAATTAGATATCTCGGTAGAGTCTCCAGAACATGCTAAAAAGATAGTTGAGATTATGGAAAATGCTGTTACACTCAAGGTTCCTAACAAAGTAGATTATGAATCCGGCAAAAGCTGGGGAGACATTTATGGCTAAACTATGGCGTATCTTAACTCAAATATACCACCCCTATATTGTTCCGTTAGGAAAGAATATCTTTATGATCTTAAAAGTCATCATGGACAAAGTGAAGAGTGTGTGGTCTTCGGGTTTGCATCAATCGCCACCCGAGCCATCTTGTTTCACGCCTTACTACCGAATGGTGCGGTCTACTATCGATTGCCTATCTCAGCTTTTTTTCAAAAACATCTTCAAAGAACCGAAGTGCCCGATATGCAAGTTGACGAGTTACAGTTGTGGAACTGTTTTAGTTATCATCCTGCTGTTACTAATTATTCTTTTTAGATGGACAACGTGGTAAATTTTTTGGCAAGGATAAAAAAATGTATCCTGGAGAATATTTATTCACCATTGACTGGGCTCATCCAGACTCCAATGTTTTGGATACAGAACATTCTGAAATCTCTCATGAACATAAGTGTGCACACATTCTGGCTCTTGATAACGGTAATTATGCAGCTCAGCCTAATAATCGTATTCTGTGGAACATACCTAGTTTTACTACTAGTGACGCTAAGCCAGACTATAAAGTCCAAACTACAACGTGGAACGTAGAGAACAAGGACTGGAAAACAGACGACACTGATGATATGTTTTACGATATAGAAAAAAAATAATGAAACTCTCAGCCAATTTTCAATTAAGCGAACTCGTTAAGTCTCAGACAGCAGAGCGAAAAGGGATACCCAACAACCCATCACCGGCTCATGTTGATCATTTAAAGGCCCTCTGTGTCAATCTATTACAACCCATACGGTCTCATTTTGAGGCTCCGGTACTTATTTCTTCTGGCTACCGGTCGGGAGAGCTTTGTATTGCCATAGGATCTAAAATCACTAGTCAACATGCGACCGGTAAAGCGGCAGATATAGAAGTGGTAGGAGTAGATAATAAAAAATTAGCAGAATGGATTAAAGAAAATTTAGAGTACGATCAATTGATTCTCGAGTTTTATCGAGATGGTGAGCCCGACAGTGGCTGGGTCCATGTCTCATGGAACTCAGAGAAGAACCGAAGTACCTCGCTTCGAGCGTCGAGAGACGAGGAGCTAGGGAAAACAGTATATAAACCATGGTAAAAAGAAGTACTATAAGAGATTTAATTAAACAAATAGACACCGTTCATGGTATTTGCCCTGTATGTGAAGAAGAAGCAATTTTAGTTGCAATCGTGACAGATTATTATAGATGTACTAACTGTGGAGAAGACACTAGACAATATGTTAATGGCTCCATTAAATATTTAAGAATAACAAACGAAGATAAAAGATGGCTAAAAAAGCACAAGTTGGGGTCAGCGAACTCATTAAAGGAAAAAGACGCAAACGCCCAGGAAGACATTCCAAAAAATATAAGAAACCTAAAAAAATAGAACGCGGTCAAGGCCACCCTTAAATGGGTAATTTTCTTTTGTCTTCTATACAAGTAGAATACACTTCGGTAACATATAGTTTGTATAACTCTGCAGTATTTCTTAATTCTTTTCTTTTACCTATAGCTGCTTTATTGCATACTTCTTCTGTTGGATAATAAACAGGTGGATCTGCAACCAATGGCACACAAGATTCTTGGCCATTAGGGTTTAGATGACATAACATCGCAATTAAAATAAATGTTTTCATAAGGCTTGACTTAATATGTTAAAGTCCTATATAACGTATTTAATTAAATAAAGAAAGGTTAAATCAAATGACAGACAAAAGCAAGTACAGTAATGTAACCGTAGATAATGATACCTACGCCATCATTACCAAATTACAAAATAAGTTAAATCCGAACGTAACGTTGAGCCGTAGTCAAGTAGTTAAAACATTAGTAAACGAGAAAGCAAGAAAATTAAATGGCAAACTCACAAAGTAAATCTATACAATTAGAGTCTGGCGATAGTCTTTTAACTGCAGAAGAAAAATTGTGGAGGTCCGTTATGGCGACTGCTATTTTTGATGCCTTACATAAGCCAAATCGTGTTTTAAAAGTAAAACATAAAGTGTTTACAGAGGTAAGTGATACTAAGAGCGCTCGCAACTGGTTTAAACACAAAGAAGGAACTTTTGAAACGGTATGTGAAGCACTTAATTTAGATTCCGATCGTGTCCATAAAACAATGACTCGGAAAATTAATCAAGTTTTATTTCAAGAAAGGTTAGAAAAAATATAATTAAAGGGTTGACATATATAATAATAGGATTATATAGGATATAAACCAATAAAGGAGAAAGACAATGAAAAAGAAAAACAAAAAACCAAAACTAGTAGTAGAGTTATCTCATCAACCATCGGAGGCTAACTAATGATTATAGATACACGATCGGAACATTCTTTGTACATCACTATCGGTGAGTGGGTATATTATATTGATGATTCTACAGGAGAACAAATTATAGAAAAATGGAAACTGGAGGATGAAAAAAAATGACTGCATATACTATAGAAGAAATAAGAGAAGCAGTTAACTTAGTAGTGGGCGATGGAGGTAGACAAGCAGATGAAGTAATTTCTGTATTAGAAACCGATGTCGAACAAAACACTCAAGACTATTTAGCTAGGAAAGGAAAACAATTATGACTGGATTTATGATTTGTCCTAATTGCAATGGCAACGGATATGTGGGAAACACTAAGGATGAGAAAAAACAAGACGATTGTATTACCTGTCAGAATCAAGGGGAGATAGAAATCACTGATGATACGATTTGGAATACTCTACAATTTATCACAAGGAAACAATGAAAAAAAATATTGCAGGATACTATGGAATGTAAGGAT